GTAATTGTTTTAACTTCTAAAGCTTCTTCTACCGATTGCCCCGCCGGTCCTGAAGTTACTGCTCTAAATGCTGGGCTCTGTATTGGCTCAGGTAGAAGATCCCCTGTTTTCCATAATACTTCTTCTTTTAAATTAACCGAATGACCTTGACCAAGTGTTGCCGGTGTATTAGCGGGCATAACAACCTGTGACCATCCAAGTTCTTTAACTGGTATATTATCATGCATGCCATATACACTTACCTTTACTCTTCCGAGTTTTTCTGGATCATTAATATCTTTTACTTCACCAAACTTATACATTATGCATACTCTCTTAATAGTTTAACATTTTGAACATAATCCATTCCAGCACCGCTATCTGTAATTTTAAATATATGATTTATATCTGCTATAATATATGTTCCTCCCGAAATATTTTCTTCAGGTGAAGCTCTTCCTAATTCTACTTCTACCGATTGGCCAACTCCCATATATGCAGCTGGAACCATACCACTAACATTAAGTGTATTATTATATATTCTCTTTTTTAAATTTACTGCTGCTTGGGTATTAGGAGAATTAACATCGTGAAATAAAGATTTTTGTTCATAAGTTTCTGGTTCTTCATCAGAATGCGGGCCAGGCGGTATAGTAATTGGTCTACCATATATAAATTCAGATATTTTATATCTTGTCGTTTCAACTTGAGTTTGATTTTTAATTATTGGTTCATTCTTTTTTAAATTAGTTTTATCTAATTCTATATGATGAATTTTATGACCGTATTCTCCTCTAGCAAGTTTATCACTATGATGCATTCTATATTCTTCTAATTCAAATATACTTGCTGAACCTTCTGACATTATATCATTATCATTTAATTCTTTTAAGCTAATATCGGCGTTTGATATTTTCATAACTTTACCATCATCTCTTTTATGAAAATCTATTGACATCGAATGGAGAGATCCAAATCTGCATTTTCCTTCATCATATAACCTTTGATAAAAATAAAATCCAGTATAATTTGCATCAACTGCCGCATATGTTACATTAGCTATTGCTTCTATCGCAGGTATATTTGGAACAACATATTTTCCATTTGTTGTTGATAATGTATTAATCTGTAATACATTGTTTTCTCCCATGCTCTGAGTATAAATCCCTGCAACAACTTCTTCAGCAGTTCCATTATAAACATCATTAATATCATTTAATTTTAAATTAAATTCTTCAAAACTAATTAAATGCATTACGTATGACTTTTCAGATTTAAATATTTTCATCTGATTAACACCATCAATCATAAATCGAAGAATAACAGGTTTATTAGCTAAATATTTAAATTCAATTTCAACTGGACATAATTTATCTTGTTCACCAATTACTACATCAAAAAAGTTGGCACCATCAAGCATTTGAATATTGCCTTTTAATAGGCCATTAATACTTTCAAAGAATGTCATTCCCATTACCATATCGGTAATGTTAGTAGTAGCCGCAGTTACTTTAAATGAATCTAATAACATAATGTTATGACATTGTTGCTATAAACGCATTTGCTACAGTGTTTATATGTTCAGGTCTAATAGCTTTAATTTGTCTATTTTGATCCATAATAGCTGTCTCATAATCGATTAATGTATAAGGCACTGTTGTAGAACTACGTTTTACTCTAACTCCAGCAGTGTTTCTATGATGATGCGGTGCATAAGCCTGCGACTTAATAAAATTACACGTGACAGAATCTTGAGAATTAATACCATTAATAGTTTCACCGGTTTCAGAAAATGTGCCAGAGGTTAAATCAATTGTGACATAACCTAAATTAACATGTATTTCTTTAATTTTCCCTAAAGCACCAGATACACTACCTTGTACTGTTTCACCAAGTATAAATTTATTATTAAGATCATCATCTGTATCAGCAGCCAAGTATTGATATTTATTTGTACAATATTCTATTAACTGTGATGACCCCATTGGCCAATCATCCCATATATTTTTTATTTGAGGATTAAGTAATAAGAAAGTCCAATGATATGTTTCAACATTGTATAATCGTTTACTTAAATGATCTGGTCTTTCACCTTCTTCAACTGTAACTGTTTCATAAAAACCTCCGCTATTTAATAGTTCTTCACTTATTTTTGCTCGTGCAGTCAAATTTTTTAATGCATCTATATTACCAGATCCATCTACATCAATTCCTACATCTTGTATATTTGAGAAATACATTACATACCTCCTTCAACATCTTGTTTATAAAGCGGAACAATTTCTTTAAATGTTACACTTAATCCAACTTCAACCGGATGTCCACCTTCTATAAAGAATGAAGAATTATTAGGGTTATAAGCTACATTAACAGATTCAATTACTACAGGAGGTAACTGAATCATATCTCCTGCTCCGTGATGCGATATAATAACATGTTCTGGTACAGTTAATGCAACAGCATCAAGTCTCTCAGCGTGAGCAGCATGTCTAAATTGTTTAATGATCTCTGCCACATCTACTGATTCTTCTTTGCTATCTGGTAAAAATGTAAATGTATATGTAAAACTTCTTAAAGCAGTATTTTGATATGCCATATAATCATGAGGATTAGATGCCTTACCAGTAGATCTTTGATATTCATCCATTACAGTACCAACACCAGCAGCACCTAATAAAGTACCTAAATTAGAGGCTGAATCACCACCAATACTCATTTTTCCACCTAGGTATCCTAAAAATCTACCAAGTCCAATTGTTCCTGCCTGTGCGGCCAGTTTTACACCTACGTTTTCAGCATCCACATCGCCTTCGGCTAAGCCTTGTATAACTCCAAATGTTTTTCGAGTGTTTTCATTATATGCTATAGAATCATTTATTTGAATATCAGTAGGCATATACATTGCTATAGAACCTTTATATTGTCTTAATGCCGGTTTAAGTAATCCGCTTTCTTTTGCTTCGGTTATTCCTTTAGTTATTACTTCTCCGCTTTTAGCAATCGCCTCTTCATTTTCTTCTATATCATTTATATTTCCAACTAGTGAATATTCTATATTATTTTTAAGTGCACTAGCAAGTGCTCCTGGTACTTCTGCGGCTTTTTTACCTTCTAATATACCAGGCTTTAATGCTTGTTTATACTGTCTTCGCCTTTCATTTTTCTCTTCTTTTAATTTAGGTATTATTTCCATAAATTCAAAAAAGACAAATGGTTCAATTGCTTCCTTGTCTATACCTTCAGAAGCTCTTGTTGTTGCAAATTCACTTGATAAATTAGTATTATAATCTACTGATAAGCTTGAAGGAGCATCTCCAACAGTATGAGGATATTTTAAATCAAATGGTTTAGTTCTTGTTCTTCTAAATTGATTATGTTTAAAAACGTGTGATGGATCCATTGCACCATCTAGTTTCCTAGAAAATGCCGGTGATACTGTACCAGCGCCATTAAAAAAATTGCTTAAAGCCATAATTGGTCCTTTGGTTGTTATATAGTTATTTATACGGGTTTGTATAAATAGTTGTATGAAAAAAACATATTCTGGATCATGGAAACCTAAGAACCTTCATAAGTATAAAGGTGATCCCAATAAAATACATTACAGATCATTATGGGAACGCAATGCGTTTAGACATTTAGATGATGCATCATGGGTTAAATGGTGGAACTCTGAAGAAACTGTTATAGGTTATATATGCGCAACCGATAATAAACCTCATAGATACTTTGTTGACCTCACTATACGAACTACAAGTGGTCGTACCCTCTTAGTTGAAATTAAACCATCATCTCAAACACAACCACCTAAACGTAAAAAACTTAATGAGGCTTTAACCTATATGAAGAATACTTCGAAGTGGAAGTATGCACAAAAGTTTTGTGATGAACGTGGTTATGAGTTTCAGATATGGACAGAAAAAGAACTTGAAGCAATGGGTATTAAAACTATGACAATGAGATTCAAAGCCAGCAAAACAAAGACTGGCAAAAGAATATGGAAATCACTGAAGAAAAGAGTATAAATATAGTTATGAAAGAAGAAGATCAAAGCGAAGGCAAGCTAGAATTATCTCTAAGAATATTAGGGAATGAAATAATAGGATTTAAAATGATGGTGGATGATTTTAAAATAAAGTTCTTATTAGGTGGTATAGCTGCTATGACGATCATTGCATATATTATGGTGGTATTTGGACCTCAATTAATGGAGACATTTAGTGGCTAGTTTATTCGATAAGTTAGAAGGCGAAGCATTCCGTAAAGGATTAAAGGCTCGTAGTAAAGAAGCAAATGATTGGTTTGCATCGAATGTTTCAAAGCTTGGTAAGATAGGCGCAGGTAAAATGTTAGGAGATGATAGATTACGTAAGCAATCTGGTGCCTCACCTGGTGATATGGTGATGTATACATATAATCCAAAGCTTAAAAAGACCCTGCCTTACTATGATGCTTTTCCATTAACGATTGTTGTTGGTCCTGCAAAAGACGGATTCTATGGTATTAACTTACATTATCTACCACCTAAAGTTCGCGCAATCTTCTTAGATAAATTAAACGATACAGCTTCTAATCAAAAGTTTGATAAGACTACAAGATTTAAGATAACGTATAATCTATTAATGGCAACAAGAAGCTATAAATATTTTAAGCCATGCTTTAAACATTACTTGTCAGCAAATGTAACATCAAACATAATGAAGGTAAATGCTGCAGAATGGAATATAGCAATATTTTTACAAACAGCAAACTTTAAGAAAGCCAGTGTTGGCACAGTTTGGTCAGATTCAAGGAGACAATACTAATGCCAAATCCAATAGATAACATGAAAGCATTATTATCTAAACGTAAAAATATAGCACGCGGCAATAGATACGGTGTTCATTTCAGTCATCCTACACTTAGAAATAGCCAAGGGAGTGATAATAATTGGGTAACAGACGGTCGCGATACATGGATATTATGTACAGCTGCGGTACTACCAGGTAAACGTATATCTACTACTGAAGCCACACATAATCATCACCTTGCAAAAAAGCCGTATTCAATGGCTACTGATGAAGTCACAATGAGCTTCTTATTAACCGGTGATTATTATATGAAAAAATATTTTGATCTATGGCAAGAGATGATTGTAAATAGCACTGGTAATCATTATAAAACTCACTATAAAAAAGATTATGTTGCGGATGTAGTTATAGCAGCTTTGCAAGGAGACAAAGAAGATTCAGTAGGATATTCAGTCACTTTAGTAAATGCTTACCCAATACAAGTAAGTCAGGTTGAATTAGGTGAAGGTGCTGATGGAATCATAGAAGTAACAGTAACATGGGAATATGATAATTGGAAAACAACCAAAGATCGTGAGAATAAAAGAAGTTCGTCAGATTCGTGGCTTCCTCCTTTAAGAGGACCACATAGTTAAATTTTAATAATGGAGTAAATTGATATGCTACCAAAAATGGTAACACCAAAGTATGATATGATTGTGCCTTCAACAGGCAAAAGTATTACATATAGACCATACGTGGTCAAAGAAGAGAAACTATTGTTAATCGCAATGGAATCTCAAGATGAAAAACAGATTGAGAATGCTGTTATGAATATTATTGAGGAGTGCATAGAATCACCTCTTGATATTAATACACTAACAAATTTTGATGTTGAATTTATGTTTGTGACTTTACGTGCAAAGTCAGTAGGTGAAGGTATTAAGTTATCTCCCAACTGTGCAAGTTGTGAAGAAACAAATGAAGTAAAACTTGATTTAGATGAGGTTACTGTTAAGAATCTTAAAGATCAAACAGATACAATGATTAAATTAACAGATGATATAAGTGTTGAATTGCAATGGCCTACCATGAAACATAGACACATTGATTTAGTAGACGAAGCCAGTGAGACTGAAACAATTATTAATATGATGGCATCTACAATTGGTACAATATATAGCGGTGAAGAAATATATGTTACTGCTGATGTGCCTAAGAAAGAAGTAAAAGAATTTGTTGAAAGTTTAAGTAATGAACAATTTAATCAAGTAGTTGATGTGATGGCAAAAGCCCCTTATCTAAGTTATGATTTAAATTTTGATTGTAAGAAATGTGGTGAAAGTAATAGTATAGAGTTAAACGGGTTATCTGATTTTTTTCAATAACCCTTTCTCATAGTAGCGTTATAAGTTATTATAAACTAAATTTTGCTTTAATGCATCAGCATAATTTTGGGTTAGAAGAGCTAGATAACATGATTCCATGGGAAAGGGAGATTTATTTAACCCTTTTACAAGAACATGTTAAAGAACAAAACGAAAGGATAAAAAAACAAAATGGCTAAGAAAGATCAAAACATAATGTTACTTCAAGAAGTCGTCGGTCAGTTACGAAAGCTGAATGCTGGTAGTGTACGTGATAGATTAAGAGAAGCAGAAGAAGCCAAACGTGCTGAACAAATTGCATTACAAGGTGAAACACAAGAAGAACAGCAAGAATCAATTGTATCTTCAACTGAAGACTTTCGTCGTAGGTTTATTGCAGGTCAAGCAAAAACATTTACTGATTCAAATATAACAAAAACTGAAGAAGGCAAAAAGAATACTGAAAGAAATAAAATATTAAAAAATATTAGTGAAAGTCTTGGTGGTAAAACTCCTGGTGCTGAAGCTTCAGGCAAAGCATTAACAAATGGATATTTCTTAGAAGGTGTCACATCTATAAACACAAGTTTATCAAATATAAGCAGGCTTATTTCAAGTCTTTTAAATCAAAATAACGATTGGTTTAATCAACAAACTAGATGGCGTAATGATGCATTAAGATCTGCTGCTGAAGCAAGAAGAGAAGCAATAAATGTAAATAGACCATTAGGTTTACCAGGTACAGGAGCTAGAGATCCAAGTACTATTAATATGCCAGACATGAATGATGGTGATGCCGGGTTTTTTGATGAAAGTACCATGGGTAATATTAAAGCAGCCGCTGGTCTTGGTATAGGTGCATACCTTGCTAAAAAATATAGTGCTATTAAAAAGTGGTTTGGATTTGGAACTAAAGCTTCTTTTGTAACTCTTATGAAAGGCAGATTTGCTGCTATAGCAGGAAAAATATTCCCTAAATCTAGATTAGGATTTGTAGGGCCAATGCCACAATCTGTTAAAACTAATCCAAGGAAATGGCCGTTCTATCTTGCCGCAGTCATAGCTGGAACATTTTTAGCAGGTGGTACTGATGTATTAGCTGCAACAGGAGAAGATGGTGCTGATGGGAGTGTGTTGCCTCCAGATATTCCAGATTTAAAAGATCAAAGAAGTGGATTTGAAGTATCTATGGATACTACATTCGCTGCTTTAGGAACAACTGCGCTTTTAAGTAAATCTACGTTTGTAACAAATGTGGCTAAAACAGTAGGAGATAAGGTAGCAAAAGCATATTCGACTGCACCTAAAAATAGTTTACGTGGTAGAATATATTCTAATCCGGGATTTCAAAAAGGTTTAAAATTAGGCGGTAGAGGTTTATTAAGATTTCTTGGACCATGGGGAATGGCAGCATGGATTACTTGGGAATTAGTTAGATGGCAAATGAAGAAAACAGAAGATGTTGAAGCTCAGGGGTTTGCTGCTCTACAAGAATTAAATGATATTGATGACTTAGGAGAAGTAAAAGCAGTATTTGAAGATGCAGATTTAGCTAAAACATTTGCTAAACCTATGACAGCGGGTGATAAATCTGGGCAAAAACTAAATAAGGCTAAAGAAAGAATAAAAAATTTATTAAGAGGTAAAAGCCAAGATGTTCAGCAAGCAATGATAAACGGTTTACTTGATAATGGCTGGACTGCCACTGAGCTTGCGCCTTTATTAAAAAATGTTAATGTAGGAATGGGTACGGGAACAGATGCTATGACTGGATCAAATCTAAAAATTGAAGAAAAAGAAAGAGATGGTATTTTAAATGGTAATCCGGCTGGAATGAGCGGAATGTTTAATTCAGGAAATACTATCGTAGGCGATACGCATCAAACCACAAATCTTTTTGTTTCGGGTTATGTACAATCAGCATTTGAATCTAAATCTCATCACATGGCAAAAGGGCCTAGATAATAAAAAAGGGGACTTTCGTCCCCTTCTCAATAACTGATTAACTCTTAAGCTTCAGCTGCTAGTTTAGCAAAATAACTCATAGTATCATCATTGTCTGAATCAGCTCTGGCTACTGGATCAGCAGCTGTCGCAACAGGATCAGACATTGCAGGTGCATCATTAAATGGAGCATCATCTTCTGGTGCTGCCATCTTTACTTCCTCACCTAACACACGTGTCAACTTAAGATTAAGTTCACTGTAAGATTTAAATGATG